TCAAGAATACTCCTTCTGTGGTTATTCCCTGGGAATCTTGGGTAAATAATAAAGAACATTTGAACCAAGTTCTTCGAAAGATAACTTGGGCGTATCGTTACCCAGATACGAGAATTACAGCCACGAAAGCCGAGCTAAAAGTTATGAAAGATTGGGCTAAAACGCTTCAAGATATCCGTTCAAGGGAAATTTGCGCTTTAGCCACTGTGACATTTGGTAAAAACTCGCTTGCTAGTGATAGCAAGCCAAGTCACGGAGAGCAAGTTGCTTTTCATGAGTATATGGCTGGTAATAATGCAATCGAAAATATGCCTAATCCTTTTAATGAAACCACTCCTTTTTTGGATGCTAGGTTTATAGAGGATGTAGATGAACCAGTTTCATTGCTTAAAAGAGATCCTGGAGATCTCATACCAACTAGAAAATCGCCTCAGCAAGTGTTAGATGAGTCTAACATTAACACAATCAGTAATAATGATTGTGTTTATGAAGTGATTTCTGGTGGTCAACCATGTACTAGGAAAAATTGTTTACGAGTGCATCATAATCCTGCTAGCTCTCATCTTCGTGATGAGAGCAAGAGCACTGATGAGACTCGTATGTTTCCGGAAGAGGTCGTAGTTGACTATCGTTGTATGTATCCATTGTATCTGCAACGAGGCGGTGAATATGCTCGTATGGGTAATTCTGTACGTGTTGGATGTGGTTGGCTTACTGCTAAACATATCTTTTATCCTGATGGAGAACTAGTTGCGCCAATAACGGACTGGTATATATATGATGGCACCAAATATTATCAACTGAAAGGTTGGGATATTTCTGGTGCTTTATCATTTAAGGATAATGCCCGTGGATGGACTTATGATTTTGCGAAATTCAATATTCATGATGCTGAGATGACCGAAAGGAGTCTCAAAACTATGGCCTCTATTGGTCCATACCATGCTGAATTTGCACCTTCAGTAAGAATGATTATGTATGATGACACTAAGAATGTGCATTATACTCAGCATGGAGATGTAAATCATGTTGAAGGAAATGAGATCTTCTACCGTCTTAATACGACGTTTGGAGATTCTGGTAGTCCTGTTTTTGATAAGAAAGGAAAATTGATTGGAATTCATAAAAAAGGCTCCCCCAATATGGGAGTACTTTTTTCAATTGATTGCTATTTACCTCCTTGGTTTCTTTCTCAGTCAAGTTCAAAAAACTACCAAGCCCCCACTATGTAACCTTTGAGGTTTTACCATCAATGTTAGTTCACCATAGGGTGAATAATGGCATAGTGGGGGATTGTGATTTTCCGCCCAACATTGAATTATTAGGTCAGGCCCATGCCTTTGGAGTAGAAATACCAAGTACTTTTCATCCAGCAGTCTTTGATAAAAAATTGCTGAGAAACGACTTTAAGAAGTATTCTGATGTCTACTCCTGGTGTCCTGACCTACAGCGCTTGTCGTTAGCGCATAAGGCATTGAAGATGCAGTATCAACCATTCCTCATGACTGATACTTATACGCGTTTAGAGGCCATAGAGCATATAGATAAAACTAAATCGCCCGGTTATCCCTGGAATTTGTATTATAAGGATAAACAGAAATTTATTGATAATGAAATGCCATTAATAAATTCTATCTTAGATATGATTGAAAGGGGTGAGCGGGTCACTTTTACCTGGAGAGGTAGAGTCTATATAGATCTCTATTGGAATGCTTCTCCAAAGGGTGAGTTTAGACCACTTGAAAAATTGGTTAATGTTGATCCTGAGAAAAGAAAAACTCGAGTGTTTTTATGTGGTGAGACCATCACTCACATAGTTAACACAAAACTTTATGGAAAGCAGAATGATCTTCTTTTAGATGCTCATAAACATGGTCGTTGGCTCCAACTTGGATTCACACCTTTTTATGGTGGTTGGGATCGTTTGGGCAAGAAATTGACCAAAGGCGATCCAAACCGTGAGTTTGATTGTTTGGATTTCAAGCATATGGAGGCCTCAATCCGTGAGGTTTTCTTTGAAATGATTTATAACATGAGAGACTCAAATATTATATTTTCTGAAGAAGATCAAGCCTATCGTACATGGGCTTATCAACAGAATTGTTATTCTCTGGTTATAGATGTTGATGGTAATTTAGTACAAATGATGGGAAATAATTCAAGTGGGGGTTTAAACACTCTTACTGACAATTGTTTTGCTGTCGAGCTAAATTTCAATTACACCTTAGCTAGAGGATGTACAACACTTCAAGAACTTATGAGTAAGATAGCTCAACACAGCTGTGCTATTTTAGGTGATGATTCAGTTATCCCTAAACATAGTGATTTTGATCACTTGACACAAGACTGTGCTGAACTAGGGTTTACTATTGTTCCAGAAGCTCTGAATGTGAAATTGGAGAATACAGTATTTTGTAACAACACTTTTGTGCTGTCTCGAGATTTATGGGTTCCAAGACCTAATTTTGAGAAAATACGTAGTAATATTTATTTCCATTTCAAGAAACACTCTTGGCGTTTGTGTTTTGTAAAATGCTGCGCATATCGAGTGTTGGCTTGGAATTTTCCACGTCAGAGACTAGAAGCCGAGAAACTTTGCCGCTATATTCTTGCTCATCATGAGCGTGATATGGTTGCAGAGAATACACCTGCTCTCAGTTATCATTCCGCGC